GGACGTGCCCCCCTCGCACCTCACCCCTGCCCCCCTCCAGGGCACCCTCTCCGAGGAACAGGCACAGGACAAGGTGAACGTGGCCAAGAAGGGGCTCCAGCGGGCCGTAGAGCTCCTGGAAGACGCATTGCGGGAACTGGCACTGGCCCAGGCCCGCAAAGAGGCTCAGACGACCGCACAGGGGCCTGAGGAGTGACGGCAGAAGAGTGGCGTCCGATCGACGGCTACGACGGTGTCTACGAAGTCAGCAACATGGGGAACGTGCGAAGCTGGACGGCACGATCCAATGGGAAACTCCTGCGCTCACGTGCACAGCGCGATGGCCACATCCTTGTAAACCTGGCTAAAAACGGTCGTCAAACGACCTACCAGATCCACAGGCTTGTCGCAGAGGCGTTCCTCGGACCTATGCCGAGTGGCCTGGAGACCAGACATCTGAACGGCATCCCGTCGGACAACCGGCTCGCGAATCTGGCGTATGGCACGCGTCAGGAGAACATGCGAGACAAGATCATTCACGGCACGGATGCTGGCCCGACTGCGGAAAATCGCAGTAAGACCCACTGCGTTCGAGGGCACGTGTTCTCTCCTGAGAACACGTACATGCGTGCAGGTGTATGGCGTGTTTGTCGCAAGTGCAATGCAGACACTCAGCGAGAGAATCGCAAGCGCTAGCGGGAGGGTGACATGGTCACCCTCCCGCTGTAGTGCCAGGCCCTCCCATGCGAGTTAGGGGTGGTGACCGGTCACCCTCCTTTTGCCGGGGGGTGGTCAACATATGCTACGAAAACAGACATATCTTTCCGGCAGGGAGAGTCCCCAAGGCAACTACACACAGTCACTTGTTCAGACAAGATATTCACACACGCGTGTAGATGTACAGACAAACATGCAGGTCAGTCCATGGATAGTTCAAATATCCTCGCGCGAGGTTCAGACGCAGATCGTTTTGAACACGTTCAAAAAATCACCAAACTTGAGCTTAGTCCACTCAAGTTTCCAGACCGTGAGCTACACTGCCGACATGCAGGAACTGATCAAGCGACCGACAGCCAGCACGACCAGAGCCATGGTCGAGAACGCACTGCGCCGACTGTCCTACGAACGGACCGTTGCGGCACTGATGCGAGCCATGCGAGTGGTGGATGAATACGCTGCAACGTCGCACACGGATCGCGTGTACGCGCACGCAGAGCGAATCGTTGCGAAGTCGTTGGTGGAAGCGCAGCGTAATATTGAACTTGGTAAAAAAATTTTTATCGTTGCTTTTGACGGTAAAAAATTTCCACACGAACTTTTTGAAAAGTACATAGAAAATTTTTTTAATGAGGCCTCCTCGGATTTGCCGACCGGCTTGACGATCTTGGTCGGTGATCTTAGTCGGACCCCCACCCCCGACGGTTCGGGCACGACCGATCGTGCACTGACGGTTGAGCCGTCAACATCTGCGGTCGCAGGCATTGAGCCGTTGACTCTTCACGACTTGATCCCTGTCGACGCAGAGGATTCTGTGAGCGGCGACGTGAGCGCGACCGTCCGCGACACGTCCGTCAGTGAGGGTCCGTGCGACACGTCCCTCACGATCGCTCCCACAGAAGTATCTGACGGGTCAGACATTCCGACGCACAAGATCTGTTCACAGTGCACGGACCTACTCCCCCTCGACCGGTACAGCCGGAACAAGGCACGGAAGGACGGGTACGCGTCGGCATGCCGGGACTGCGAGCGTCGGCGCAAGCAGAGGACCCCCGCCCAGTAGGACGGGGGTCTGTCTGATGGAGCGTCAGCCGGAGAAGGTGATTCCGGTTGGTGCCGTTGGACGCCGGACGGTGGTCGGCTGCACGGTGAACGCGACCGCCGTCGTGTTGTCGGCATCCGCGACGGAAGACCGTTCGTCCGTGTGCAACTCACTTTCGTCCGTGTGCACACCGTCTTGGTCCGTGAGCGAAGGATCATCCGGGCACAGGCGGCAGTCCTGATGACCCGTCAGGTTGTACCCCTTGTACGGAAGCCTGCCAACACCGTCCACGTAGTACCGGATATCGGTGGGGAACAGTCCGTGCACGGACATGAGCTCAGCAAGCTCACGAGCCGCACCGGTCGACGTCGGCTCAGGAAACACGAACTTCCATGGTGCACCCGGCAGAGCAACCAACCGGCTGAGCAGAATGTTCGTCGGCAGAACAGTCTCACCGTTCGCCACGGTCAGCACGTCACCCATGATGCGCTGCTCTGCCGTCAGAACCGGTTCGGCCAGCGAGATGCCGGACTCAAGCTCAGCACACGCCGCTATCGCTTTCTCCGGCCAGTCGCCGCCTGCCAGCGCTGCCACCCGCAACAGCGGACGCCAGAGCTGTGCACGGCGGTTGGTGACGCTCTCCGGCGTCTCCACCACCATGCCGGAGACGACGTGCGACACGGAGCGTCCCCACGAGGAGAGGGACTGCCTCAGCATGTCCTGCGGGTAGTCGTGCATCTCGTCGTCGAATTCCTCGACCTTTGTGCCACGGGGCGCGGGGTGCATCTCCAGGAGCATGGAGCGTGTCCGCAACGGCTGTAGGTCGGGGTTCACGCCGAGTGCTTCCAACAGGCCGGAGTACATGACCAGAGCGAAGCTGTCGACCTTGCGGGAGCGGTGTCGGACGGATCCGCCACCCTGCTTGTATCCGGCGTTCAGGAATGCCACGACGTGCGACATGCGCCCGGTCTTGCCGAAGTACTTGTCTGCTTCGTCCAGGGCGACTGTCTGTCGTTCCTCGACGGCGTCCATGATTCCGGCAAGGGACGGTTGTACGAGGATCTCACCGCGTGGGGTGAGTTCGAGCGCGCGTTCCATGGCGGTGGTTTTGCCGGACTGCGGCTCGTTGCTGACGAATCCGAGGCGTGGGTATGCGCGGTGTACGGGTGTGCCAGTTTCGTCGGTCATGTGGGATCCGGCAATCCAGAGGGTTGTGATGGTGTGGTGCGCGTCGGACGCGTTGTACACGAATCGACGCAACCATCGTTCGGTTGCGTCGAGTACGGCTGCACCCTGGGGGTGTTCTTTGTCCATGACCGTATCCCTTTCCTGTTGGTGGACGAACGGCCAGAAAGGCGCATCCATGGGATGCGCCAATCTGACTAGTCGTCAATGTCTGCCAGGGAATCCGTGCGCTGGCACTCCCAGTAAGCCGTTTCCCCGCACGCGTCCTCGGAGCGTTCGCACCCCTCCTCGGTGCAGTCGTCGCAGCAGAAACCCTCGTCCATGCTGGCCGTGTCGTCACCACAGCACGGGCAACGGCCGGACACGCGCTCGACCTGCGTCACGGAGTACGCGATCCCTTGATCGTGTGATCCGTCGTATCCGGGGGTGGATCCGGGAACGGTGCCGGTACCATCGGCATTGGTCGGGCAATCCTCGTGCACGTTTCCGTGCTCATGCTCCCCGGACGCGATATACCGCAGATAGGAAAGCGTCTCGGTGTACTCCGGTGCGTCCGTGGTGTCTTCCTGCCGCTCGCGTTCTTCGGCGAGGTACTCCCATGCGTCTTTCGTGTTGTCGAACACCGGGGGTTCGTCGTCCGACCACGGCAGGTAGCCGGGGGTGTTCATGGTTGCAATGAAGCGCATTAGTTCGTCCTCTTCTTTGTGTGGTGGCGAATGTCGAGAATGGACACGATGCACGTAGCCATGTGCTCCGGGTGCGAGCACGCCTCGAACCACGTGGCGTTCTCCACCCGCTTGCCCATGAACTCGAAAGCGTGATAGGCGAGAATGCTGCGGCGACCGCAGCGCTTTCCCTTTTTGCTGGTCGCCGTGCACTGCCCCGACCAGAGGGGCCCCGCGATGTGGTGGGGAATGGCGTCCGACATGATCAGCTCTCCCGCCGGTAGTTGTAGAAAGCCTGCCACGTAGTGACCAAACCCTTTTCCGAGACGCTCGCTCCGGGGCCGCTAACACGCATCACGGGACCACCCAGACGCTTACGCGCAGCGTGCGTCATACGCGCCATGGCAGAGCGCTCGGAGAGCGTAGACGGGGCACGGAGGTACACCCGGACCCCAGTGGAGAACGCGGAATCCTCGACCGTGCACACAAGGTCGAAGGTCGTCTCGTGCACGGTGGCGGTCATGGGGAAAGGTGCACCCTTCCACCCCTCCGTGACCTTGTTCGCCTTGTCCTGTGCCGCTTTCTCCGTGTCGAACACGTAGACAGCTACGGCACCATTCGACATGCGGTAACGCGGGTCATTCGACCACAAACGGGTTTCGAACTTTGGCATTCCTGGTTCCTTTCTGACGGGTATTCAGTGAGCCGCGCATCCCCCAATACGCGGCAGGCTGATCAACCGTCAGCAACAACCGGTAATGCAGTGGTCGCACACCGGGTCGTGGTCGCCGTCACAGTCTTTCGGGCAGTGCGCACAGCACACGTCCGCGTCGTCTGCTTCCGGAGCGCTCACGGGGTTCGGTGCCGTTTCCGCATGCATGCGGTCCGTGCACTCCCCGCAGAGTTGACCAGTCAGCCCGTAGTCAGCTACGGGCGCACTGCACCGGGTGCACCTGGGGGTGTCGTCCGTTTCCGGTGCCGGACCGGGCGTGATGATGCCAGGATCCGGGTCTGCATTCGGGTCGCACGTGCAGGCGTCGTCCGTGCCGATGGCTGCCGGTCGGGTGTCCCCGTAGCAATCCGCGCACAGATGACACTCACACGGGTACTCGTCGCAGTCCGCGCACTTGCGATCCTGGTACCACCCGTCAGCCAACTGAATCATGGCCGTTTCAGCCATGCGGATAAGGATGACGCTTGCCCAATCCGTGACGCTCTGATCCTTGCCCCGCTCGTTCTGTTCCTCGTCGATCTCGCTGAAATCGTAGGCGCACAGATCAACGAAGATCTTCCAAATGGAGTGAGTGTGGTACGGAACCATGTTCTCCGCGCGGGAGTACAGGCTTTCGTAGTTGCCGGGCTGGTAGGCGTCCCCGTCCTCTCGGAACCCCTCCTGCGCTGCGTCCCACACTCGCAGACAGAACCGAGCGCCGGGGGACCACTCCTCACGCTCACCCGCCACGGTGTCGAACGACGTACCCGCGCCCATGCAGGCGAGTGCCTCACGTGCCCGCAAGCGATCCCGGTCGAGTTCCGTCCGGCGGACTCCCTCCTGTGCGGCGATCTCTCGGGTGTTGAACTTGCCGGACCAATACGGCCCGTAGCTGTCCGTCGGCGTTTCCGCCCACTCCCACCTGTGGCCGTTGCGGCGCACCAGTACGGCGGGTGTGTCCTCGTCCCCGACCACGTTGTACCCCCCGTACTCCGACGCACGGGTGTAGCTCAGACGCATGGTGCTCCCTTCCTGTTTCCTGCAAGCAACCGTTCTGGCCACTCCGGCAACGCACGGATGGATGCCCGTGCGCTCCCAGTAGGTCAGACGTCAACGATCTCGGCGTCAATGACAGCGGGGTAGTAGGCCGCTTGCTCGATACCCCGGCACCAGTAGATCCGCTCGTGATCAGCGGGTGAGTGCGTGCATGGACGGGTCAAGATCACGCGTCCCGTGCTGCCGGGGTGGCGGGGTGCTTCGATCCCGGTCAAGGTGTAGACCTCTTCCCGGAACGTGATCACCGTGTCGCCCTCCGCGATGCGGATGCCCGTAACAGCGTGCTGCAATCGGATGCCCATGCGTCCCGCTTTCCTGGTTCCTGTCGTCCGCCCCGTTCGGGCCGGTCGGTTGGTGCTCCATCAGCATGCGGGGTGGTGGGGGGTGCGTGTCAAGTCACGGAACGGTAACGGTTGCTGTCAACTCTGAGCGGTATCACGCTATGTAGCTCTCTGACTGATCGTCAGTTCCGGCATGTGCACTGACCTGCACGGATGAATGGTCTAAACCAGTATCCCCCAGAGGTCTAAACCATACGCAGAGTGAAAACGCCGTCAGACAGCCAAACTCAACTAGGTTGGGGTGGCTGGACCTTGTCCACGCTGAACGGCGCTCAGAGGGGCCTTTACGGGCTTCCGTCACATACGGTGCGGTAACAAGTGCGCAGAGTGACACGGCAGCCAAAAACCGTTACCGTTCTGACACTTGACACGGCATCATGCCATTGAGAGGGTTTGAACGTCACACAGGAACCAGGAAAGCAGGGCATCATGATCAAGGCGTACTACACCATCGCCGGTTACAAGACCCACTACAGCACCGACGGACGCAAGACCCTCTGCGGACGTGAGGTCAGCAACGGCGCAGGCGAGACGCTGGACATGTGCAAGGCGTGCGTCAAGTCCGCCGAGAAGATCAAGGACGCCGAGACGGTTGCCGCGATCCACGCGGAGGTGATCGAAAGCCTCCCCGCGATCAAGGCCGCGATCAAGGAAGCGGGCAAGGTCGTCCCGTCCATGGGTGCCGCCCCGGTCGAGCCCACCTGCGCCCACCGCTACGCCACCGTCACAGGCAGCATGGCCCAATGCGGAGCCACCCCCGCCACCGGTCAGACGCTCTGCACGTACCACGGTGGTGAGGCTGCACCGGTCGAGCCGACCCCCGCCCCGGTCGCGGACGCGCACCGCAAGTGCGAACACCGCAAGACGCTCACGTGGGACCACGCGCAGGACTGCCCGGTGTTCACGTCCGGCGCGGAGGGGCGTGCGTGCACGTGCCACTACTCCGACGCGCGGTGCGATGAGTTGGACGCCCCCGCGCCGGTCGAGCCGACCACGGACGCCACGGACGCGTTTGAGTCGTACGAGAGCCACGCCCGTTGGGCGGTCGGGCCGGTCGCGACCCGTGAGCAGCGCGACGCGCAGATTGCACAGATCAAGGCGGACGCTGCTGCTGGCACCCTGTCCACCAACCCCGCCGAGTGGGGATGGAGTGAGGCCGAGTTGACCAAGATCAAGGCCGACGCTCAGGCATCCGCAGACGCGTTGCGTGCCACGGACGACCTTTCCTCCGACCCGGAGTTCACCGCAGCGCTCACACGGCTTGAGACGGCTGTCTCCGTCCCGAACGACCTCCCGTTGACCCTTTCCCTCACCCCGGCCCCCAACGGGCGTCTGACGGCCCGTGTGGGCGCGTACGAGCGGACGTTCGCAGACAACCCGACGGCGAAGATGCACGCCGCGTGGTGGGCCCGTGAGCAGCACGGAGCGCGGCCGGTCAAGGGGAACCGGTTCCTGTGGAAGCACCAGGGTAAGACGCTGGTCGCTCCGGCCAAGTTCTGATCTACCGTCACGGGGCGGGCAGATTCCCTGCCCGCCCCGTGTTTCAGACGTCACACACCGGGCATCCTGTAGGCAGGAACCAGGAAAGGATAAGGCCATGAGACTCAGCATCCGTCCCCGCATCGGCACCCGTGTAGGCCGGTTCTATGTCGGAGCGAATATCTACAGCACCAACCGCCGTACGGCCAGCACAGCCCAGACACGCCGTGCCCCTGCCGCACCCAAGCCGAGGGCCGCCCGTAGGCAGGTGCGGAATATCCAGCGCATGGCCACGCAACAGGGGTGGCCGCAGGCGTCACAGCCCCAGCGCACCACCGGCCAGCACCAGCCGTACCCGATGCCTGCACCACGACCGACCGGTGCGCCCATGGCCGCTGCCGGTAAGGCTGTGGCACAGGCGTACATCATCCTGCTTGCCTTCCTCTTCCTGTGTGCCGTGGTGGTGATGGTCGTCTCTGCGGTAGCCCGCATAGTTTCTCCGACCACGGTCGTTATTGTCCCCAGCAGCGTGCCGAGTATTTCAGCGAGTCACGTCCCCAGCACCGGGCTAGGCGTGGCGAAAATCACAGTCGTCCGGCAGTGATCGTTACCCAATCGTGACTGTCACTGACAGCGATGATCAGTGACACACAGTGGTCGTGACTGTGAGTGATACACATCGTGCACGACCGGTTGGTGTACAAACTTCATAGGCTTCGCTTGCGAACCCGGCCGGACAAAAAACCTAATCCTATTTTTCGCCCCCCTAACAACTCCTGACGCACCGTCAGTTTTTCCTTCTTGACATGTCACTCCTTGTACGTTCTAATACTTCGGACGGGACAAGTCTGTCTGGAGGCCCGATGCGTTTCGACGACGACTCCTCGCTTCTTCCCCTCGCTGATCCGGACCGTATCCGCAAGGGTGCGGGGGTGCGTGCTGAAGCCGCCCGCCTGAAGGCTCTGGGCCATCCCCTCGAAGACATCGCGGAGCACTTCTCCTGGTTTACGGATGACGGTGTTCCGGATACGAGCCGTGTGGCGACGGCGATCCGTGCTCATCTCGCGTCTTTGTACCGGTTCACGGTCGATGAGATGAAGGTGATCGAGCTTCAGTCCCTCGACGAGCTGGAGTACCGGTTGTGGAAGCTCCTTGAGGGTGATCATTATGTGATCTCGCAAGGGCAGGTCGTCATCGACAAGATGACGCAGCAGCGGGTGCAGGACAACCGGTTCATCTTGGAGACGTGCGACCGGATCCAGAAGGTGAAGGATCAGCGGGCGAAGATGATGGGTCTGTACGCGGCTTCGAAGATCGAGGTGATCTCGATCGACCGGATCGAGCAGGAGATCCAGAAGTTGGAGCAGCAGCTCCTGTCGGCCGAGCTTCCTTCTCCTTCGGCTCCTGCTCTTCCGCCTGGTACCGTCACGTCGTGAAGTCTGACGATGTGTACACGGGGTGGCCGGACGGCCTGATGCGTCCGCTCACGATCGTGTGGCCGGATCGGGACCGTCCGTTGCATCCGGTCGAGATCATGTTCTTTGAGTTCCCTTCGGGGGAGCCGATCTATTCGGTGACGGACATGGTGCTGCGTGCGAGTGCGGGGAATGCTCCGGTCACCGCCGAGTTGACGATGATTATCGGCGCGGACGATCTGCCGGTCCTCGGGGACATGCGCTGTCTTCCTCCGGGTTCTGTCCATGCGGACGGATCCCCTCGTACGGGGGTTTTCCTGTGGTCGGTTGTCGGGATGCGTACACGTTCGTAAACGAAGGGGATTTTCGTGGATTTCGGTGCGGCACTGGTCGTTCTCAAGTCGGGCGGTCGGATTTCGCGTTCGGGCTGGAACGGCGCGGGTATGTGGGTGGCGCTTGCGGTGCCGGATGAGCACAGCGAGATGCGGCGTCCGTACTTGTACATGTGTCCGGTCGGCGGTGAGTTGGTGCCGTGGGTGGCGTCGCAGTCGGATCTGCTGGCTGAGGACTGGGCGGTTGTTGGCTAGTTGAGGGGAGCCCGCGTGTCTGCTCCTGAGACCCTCGAAGAGCTGAAGCTGGAGCGTCTCCAGTACTTGAAGGAGTTGCAGCGTCGTGCGGCCAGCTTGAACCAGGGTGTGGAGCGGTATTTCGACGACCCTGTGGGATTTGCGCGGGAGTGTATCGACTGGGGTAAGGACGAGGACGGCGGTCTGACGTTCTACCAGGAGGACATCCTTCGGCTTCTGGTGGCGCATAAGCGTGTGTCTGCGCGTGGTCCGCACGGTCTGGGCAAGTCGATGACGGCTGCTGTGACGGTGTTGTGGTTTTCGATCACGCGGGATGCGGCTGGGGTGGACTGGAAGGTTGTGACGACTGCCGGTGCGTGGCGGCAGTTGATCAACTATTTGTGGCCGGAGATCCGGAAGTGGGCGAACAAGCTCCGGTGGGAGAAGATCCGGGATGAGCCTTTCCAGAATTCGGAGATGCTGAATCTTGCTCTTCGGTTGAATCACGGTAACGCGTTCGCGGCTGCCGCTTCGAATCCGGCTCTGATCGAGGGTGCGCACGCGGACGAGTTGTTGTTCATCTACGACGAGTCGAAGGCGATCGACGCGACGACGTTCAACGCGTGTGAGGGTGCGTTCTCGGGTACGGGTAACTGTTATGCGATGGCGATGTCGACGCCTGGCCCGCCTCAGGGCCGGTTCTATGACATTCAGGCGCATAAGCCGGGTCTTGAGGACTGGGCTGTGAAGCATGTGACGCTTGATGATGCGATCCGTTCGAGGCGTATCAGTCCGGAGTGGGCGGAGCAGCGTCGGATTCAGTGGGGCGAGAACTCTTCGATGTACCAGAACCGTGTTCTGGGTGAGTTCTATGCGGGTGAGGAGGATTCGGTTGTTCCGCTCAGTTGGGCGGAGCAGGCGGTGGAGCGCTGGCATGCGTGGGACCAGGCGGGTCGTCCTTCCTCTTCGGGTCCGAAGACGGTCGGGGTGGATGTGGCGCGTCAGGGTACGGACAAGACGTGTCTGGCTCTTCGTGACGGCGATGTGGTGACGGAGATCCGTAGTTATTCGCTTGAGGACACGATGACGACGTCGGGTCGGGTGGCGGGGATTCTTGAGGCGGATCCTGAGCGTTCTGCGATTGTGGATGTGATCGGGATCGGCGCGGGTGTGCTGGACCGGTTGCGTGAGCAGGGTTTCAAGGCGGATGCGTTCAACGCGGCTAACTCTTCGCGTCGGCGTGACAAGACGGGCGAGATGGGGTTCTCGAATCTGCGGGTGGAGGCGTGGCACAGGGTGCGGGAGCTTCTTGATCCGTCGTCTTCCCCTTCGCCTACCTTGTGTCTTCCGCCTGATGATGATCTTCTTGCGGATTTGACGACTCCGCGTGCGGCTGAGTTGCTGTCGGGCGGTAAGTTGAAGATGGAGAGCAAGGACGATATCCGTAAGCGGATCGGCCGTTCGACGGACAAGGCTGATGCGGTGATCATGGCGTTGTATACGGCGTCGGGGTCTTGGCATGACGCGTACGGGACGCTCAAGTGTCATAAGTGCGGGGGCGGTTTCATGGCGTCGACGCCGCAGGGTCCGCGTAGGAACTGTCCGTTTTGTTCGGCTCCGGTTGTGTTCGAAGGGGATGACTAGGTGAACACGTACTCTGTGCAGCTTTACCCGGAGCGTTTCACCGCGACGGGTGGTTTGCCTGCTCCGATCACGGTCACGGCTGCGCAGTTCACGACGACGGAGGACTACGCGGTGTTCCTCGACAGTGAGAATCCGCAGCAGGCGGTATTGCTGGTGCCGTTCTCTTTGAATCCGGTGATCATGCGGACTGCGGTTGGTTCGTGAATATGTCGGTCGATTGGATGGTTGAATCATGATCACGCAGACCCGCAAGGAAATGCTCAAGGAGATGCGGGACGAGAAGCTTTTCAACACCCTTGAGGACGCGTTCAACATCGGCTGGAGTTTGTCTGGTGTGCACTTGGTGTGTGCGCATTGCTCCGGCGGCATGCACGGTCCTGTCTTCGAGTTCGGTCCGGATGTTGGGGTCCTGGTCGTGAAGGCATCGGACGCGGTTCCTGCGATGCGGGCGCATGCCCGTCGTGAGCATGAGAGCTGGCGTTTCCTGGACGGCCGTGGCTGATGGATCCTCTGGAGTTGTCGGCTGCGGAGAAGGCTGAGGCGCGGCTGATCTTCGAGGGTCGGATGGAGGGTGTGACGGCGTGTTGGTACTGCGGGGGTATCCATACGCGTGTGCACAGTCTTCCGGCGCAGATGCAGCCGTGTCCTCGGGTGAAGCGTATCGAGTGGTATGCGGACGGTCAGACGATTCAGGCGGTTGAGTTTTGGCCGAACGGTTCGTGGGAGGATTCGGTGGTCTTCCC